GATTGTCTCTTGGCTCATAATTGGCACACCTATTTCGTCAGCATCCAAATCGGCTGAGATGTTATCTGCAACATTATTGGACACACGATCTTTTATTTTATGCCATTCCAAATTTAACGCAAACATGCCAAGCAGCACTGTAAATATACAGGCCATTTCTTCTTGCTCAATTTCGTCAGGCAAGGTTAAATATAAAGCATTCACGATATCCATCATTTCATCTGGCGTCTTCATTCGAAAAATTCCTTCAACCGTTTGTTCGCATCCAATTTAATCTGATCTTCGTAAGTGTCGTAAGACCATTTTGTTTGAGAGATTTCTGACTCCAAGTAATTAATCATGTGATTGATCGATCCTTGCAGCGCATAGTGATCAACAGCAGGGAGAAGTTGAACGCTTAACAATGGACGCCTTACTAAAAAAATAGCATTTCTTGCGGCATTGAGCGGAAACGTAATATTTGTTATTTCAGTCACCAAACTTCTCCCTCAATTCTTCGCTGTTGTCTTGATTGCGGATCACGCCCTGTGGGGTCTGATACTCAACAAAATCATCGCCAGCGTCTATGATCTCCCAATCGTCAGGAACCATGAAAGGATTAAACAGGTGGCCCCCCGCGCCCTCTTTACGGCTCCAAGTGCCGTCTTTTTCTGGGGTGCTGTGCGCGTCTGTTCTGGCATTAACCTCTGGCAATTCACCACCGTGGCAAATCGGAATGTAAGAGCAAAAACGACAGGCAAACTTTGACGGATCGTGGCTGATTTTAGACGGTGGCTTTTCGTCAAAAATAATATTGCTGGCCTTGCTAATCAGCATTTCACCCTCTGCCCGATCCCGCTTGATCCGCTCAGAATAAATTTCATCTGTGTTTTTGTTCACCGCAAAGAAATAGCAGCGATCAATGTCAGCCAAGTGCATACCGACTTGGCACTGCGCCCAGTAGATCGGCTTGCTGATCCTGACGCCCTTCATCTTGGTTTGGGCAAACGACTTGTCGTTCATCGTTTTAAATTCCAGCGTATGTGGCTCTTTGCTTTCTGGGAAGCCAACGCCAATGCCGTCTAGGCTCAAAGCAAAGTGACCTCCACAGGCCGTGTAATTAATCTGTCGGCCCGTTTCTGGATCGACCTCCCACACCTCAACGCCAATCGCTCTCAAGTTTGCCACGATCCGCTCCTCTTCGCGGTCACCCGTTTCAAACAGGCGCAGCATACGTCCCTCAAAGCTCTGTGAGCTTGCGTGGCGAAACTGATACCACAATGCCCGACTGCACGGGTTGCCTATCTGTGAGCCGCCCAGATGCGCCCTGTGGCCGTTATCGCGGCTGGCCTCGTAGTGTTCGTAAATGGCCTTGACCGTGGGCGATGGATTATATTTCTCAAGGTTCATCTTGGCTCCTCTCTATTTGTAAAATGGGGCAGCAAAAGCCACCCCATCGCAAAACAGATTATCGCTTCCAAGGCGGCGTTGACGATGCCGCTGGAGCGTCCGCAGGGGCCGCTGTGGCAGCGCCGTTAGTTTTGGCACCTGAGTACCCTTTGATCTCATTAGAGGCGCTGTACTGGCCGTCTGCGGCCTTGACTGCCACCTTCACCACCAGAGGCTTGTCGTGCAACTCGCTGCTATCCTTGGGCGTCATAACGCCTGTGGCGTGGCATATGGCCGACAGAGTGCGCTGCGCTATGTCCACTGCAATCTGATTGGGGTTGTTGAGGTTCAACCGATCAATCAATTTTCGGCCAGCGTACTGGCCCTCAACAATCTCCAGACCAAGCTGAAGATAGCTGCCAGTCATAGCCTTGGTCGGCTTCTCCTCGCTTTCGACAATCACTGCCGAATAGTTGCCTGATGGTAGCGGCTCGTATGTTGCGGCTGGTTCAATAGCCGCTGCGTTAAATCCGTTCAGTTCCATGTGAGTTTTCCTTTTCTACTCTGCTACAAAATCTGCAAATGGGTTGCGGTCAAACGTGAAGGCCAGAGGCTCAGACACGTTAAACCGATTTTTCGTTACGCTCGACGCCTGTGGATGGCAGATGATCTCCCGCTCCCCCGTCGAAATCGCACGTTTCTTGTCGCCGTCACCGCCACGAACAAATGTCTTCAGTCTGATCAAGCCGACCAGATCGACGTTGTCAGTGTAATGTGGCAGTGACTTTTTATGCATCCGCACGGTGTATCGTGCAAAGGCGTCCATATCTGGCAAATCAAGCATCTCAGTATCGGCGTGGCCGATGAAGACTATGTTGAGACCTTTTTCGTAGGCGAGTGATCCCGCCCAGTCCCTGATCTGGCGATGCTTCTCAGCCGCCGTGCTATAGCCAGCGCCGTAACCGCCGCCAGCCTGATTAATAGACTTGGCCTTGGGGTCAGCCGCAACAATCTCTGCTTCAATCATCGTGCCAAGCTGAGTGATCGAATCAATAACCAAGGTTTTGTGGTCATGCTTCTGAGTTGCAAGCGCCTCAATCGCGTCCAGCACGTCCTGTGTAGACGTTGCCAGTGGAAACAGGCTGACGTTGTCATTGCCTGCCAGACTGGCTGTGCCGTCCTCTGTCCTGATGAACACAGGTTTAGGAAACATAGCAGCCAGTGTAGTCTTCCCCATTCCACCTTCGCCAAACAGAGTGCAGATAATAGGCCGCTGGCCTGATGGCTTCGATAGTGTTTTTAGATCAATCGCCATTATAATTCTCCCATTCTACCTGCTGCTGCCAACGATGACATCTCTTTCAAAATTGCCTCTTGAGTTTCAACAACGTGCAAAAAATCGTATCCATCATGGACGTTATTAAAGATCAACAGTGATTTATTGCCGTTTAATTCTTTATGCTTACCGCCCCATGTTTCTATCATTTTAACGTGATCTAAATTAACAGCGACAACATTTGTCCTTCCTTCAATTTTTGATCGCAAACGAACCCAACATGCCATTACTCAACCCTCCATGCCCGAAAACTTTCATCTTCCTGCTGTTGGCAATGCACCAGCAGACCCATGCGTTTGGCTGTATTGCGAATGGATGTGGCTTGCGTCTGGCTCTCAAGCTGAACGCTGTCGCCAACTTCCATTTGACGTAGCAAATCCTTCCATCTGCCTGACCTGTCCCGTGAGGGTGCCGTCATTGGCACCCCTTTTTCGATCTTAAACATTACCAGTCCCTCCCAAAAACAAGGCTAAACACCTCGTCCAAAATTTCATCTATGCTGCGGTTCATTTGCAAACTCCAAGTCTGGGTGGTCGCGCCACCGATTTAATTTACGCTCTAGCTTAATCTGTGCTGGGCTTTTGTGGTCACCGTTCATCACAGTGACACACGCTATCGCAGAGATCAGCATTTCAAGCTCGACATCAGTCAGGCGCATTAAAGCACCTCAACCTTGACGCCGATTTTGCCAGATTTAGTTTCGAAGGCAGGCGCGATCTTGGCCCACAGTTTCGGCTCATTAGCCAGCAAGTAACGACAGCCAGCGGCATCCGCGCTGATTGTGTGTTTCACTGGCTGCAAATGTTGGGGTATTTTTTTCGATACTTTGTCCCACACTATAGCATCAACTTTACGAGACACAGGCTGTGTCAGCGTAACCTTGTGGCCTTCAGTTTTGTGGGAAATTGACCCCTCGTCTTTGACTTCTAGGGCCGCTGCGATTTGCTCTTCAATCGCGTGGCGCTTTGCGGTCAGCGCCTTCTCTTGAGCTTTGATATCCAGCCAATCGGCGGCAAGAATATCGACATTGATATTGTCCATTTCGTTCTCCATTTTTTCACATTCACTTTTTCTACGAGCCGATCTTTACGAAATTTATTTTATGGTGTAAAGCCTTTTTTTGAAAATATGTAAAATTGGAGACTACAATGGACAATATGATACCTCTGGAGACAATAAGAGACGCCCTGCAAGATCGACGTTTGACGGTTGTGGCAGAGAAATCTGGGCTGTCGCACCCCACCGTAAAGGCCGTGGCGACAGGCAATGAACGAATCAGTCTGAACACATGGAGAAAGCTGTCAGAATATCTCACCGTATATAAATAGAAGGTCAAAAAAAAATGACTAAAGTGGAAGAGTATTGCGAGAAGCTGGGCTGGTATTTGGTTACGATACCCGCTGGCACAAAAGGCCCAACCCGCTTTGGCTGGCAAAAGCCAGAGCAGGCACTGTCTGACCCAGAGAAGGCGCGTCTGTATTACGAGCAGAACCCCACCCATAATGTGGGGCTGTTGCATGGGGCCAGCGGAACCTGCGCCGTGGATATCGATCATGTGGAATACACCAAGCTGATCTTCGAAGAGCTTGGCATCGATTTCTCAGAGCTTATGCAGTCGGCCCCCCAGATTATTGGGCGTGAAAATCGCGGCAAGCTGATCTTCAAGGCACCGCCCGATTTAATCACCCATAAAATTAGTTGGCCCGTCGAGGGCGATCCCCGCAAGACCGAAGTGGTCTTTGAGCTTCGCGCTGGGGCCGTGCAAGATGTCCTGCCACCATCAATTCACCCAGACACTGGGCGACCATACGAGTGGGCAGGCAGGAGTATCTTCGATGGCCTGCCAGAACTACCGCCACAGCTTCTCACAATCTGGAGAGAGTGGGATAAATTTCGGCCACAGATGCAAGCCATCTGCCCGTGGCGGCGTGAGCCAGAATTTCAGCCACCCCGCAGGCCAAGGCCAAAGGGTGACGGCACCAGCGTCATCGACGCCTTTAATGAGGCCCACGATATGCACAGCCTGCTAAAGCAGTACGGCTACAAGCAGACCGCCAAGGATCGCTTCCTATCACCCAACAGCACATCCAAGCTGGCGGGGGTAAAAGTCTTTGATGATGGTCGCGCCTACAGCCACCATGCCAGTGACCCGTTTGATTCGGCCCACAGCTTCGATTGCTTTGAGCTTTGGTGCCAGTACGAACACATGGGAAATGTCACCAAGGCGGTTAAAGACGCCGCTGCGTTTCTCAACGTGACCAACAATCCAGATCACGAATATGATCAGGAGGCCATTGAGCATGGCGCAAAAGTGGCGGCATCAATTATGTCCACGCCAGCAGCCAAGACAGAGCCGCTGGGAAATATCCCAGATCATCTGTTGTCAGTACCGGGCGTTCTGCAAGACGTGGTCAATTATTATTCTGTCACCGCCATCAAGCCACAACCCCAGTTCGCCGTTCAAGCGGCCATCGCCTTTGGCTCGACAGTGATGGGCAGGCGCTGGGTGACAAACCAGCGGAACTTCTCCAGCCTGTATCTGCTCAACATTGGTGAGACAGGCAGCGGCAAAGAACATACCAAGACCGTGTTGGAGCGGCTGCTTGAAGAGGCGGGGCTGGAAGACCTGATCGGGCCAGCGGGGTACACCAGTGGGGCGGGGGTGATGTCCACACTGACCAAAAAACCAGTTCACGTCAGCGTGATCGATGAGATGGGACGTATGCTCAAGTCGGCAGCGGCCACTGGAATGCAACACAAGGCTGACGCCA